GCAAACGATCTTCCGGGCCTTGCATCGGGTCGAGCCTTCGCTTCTGCGTTGGCTGGAAACCCATCGGCACTATGGAGTCGATGTGTTGATGACTTGCCAGGATTACCGGCAAATGACGGCGTCTGTAACTCGATTGGTCGAGGTCACGGTGAAGTTTCGCCGGCTGGACCGGCTGGGCTTCAAGAATCGCTATCAGGGATTCATTCGAGGCAATCCCGAAGAGCAGGAAGTCATCCGGACCCTGACCGGCAAATACGAGCCGACCATCTATCAATACTATTCGTCGTATGCGCAAGCCGGGGTGCTGGAAGAACGAAAGGGGGTGCACGTGTGGAAGAATCCAAAAGTGGCGTTGGGATTGATTGGCCTCACGGCGGCGCTAGTGCTGTTCGTGGCGCGTCCCTGGGTCACCGCCGGCGCTGAGCCGGTGAAGAAAAACATTCAGGCTGCGCCGGTGGCCGGGAAGCCCGCAGGACCTGCCGCACTCAGTCTGCCGGCGCAGGATCTCGCTTCAAGCGCGGGTGCTCCGACTTTGAAAATCCGTGTCCTCGGTGTGGCCGGCTACCAGGATCGGCAGGGCCGTCAGGTGTGGCGGTATCTGCTGGAGTCCGGCGAGCTGCTGACGGCCGCACAGATTGCCGGCCGGTACGGCCTCAGTGTGCAGGAGGTGCGAGAGGACGGCGTGATGCGACTAATCGGTCAAGGGGTGACTTATGGGCCAAGCGGCGATTGATCAGATCGTCTATTGGACGGCGGCGTTTTGGCTGGCGGGGTTGACGGTCGGGATCATCATCAAGTTCCTGACCGGGAAGCCCTGAGGGCTCCAACTGGGGGCCGGAAAGGGGGTGAGAACTATGAAGAAGCTGTTCGTGCTGGCGGTGTCGAGCGTGTTGCTCGCGCCGTCTTGGGTGTTGGCGCAAGCCACACCGATCTTCCCGGTGGATGCCACCACGGTGGGCCAGGTGAAAACCGATATCCTGGCCTGGGGTGCGGCGATCATCGGGGTGGTGCTCGCGATCTTT